CTTGGTACTCGGGACAAAAAGACACATACAGTGAAGTGTGGTGTTTGTGATGAACCTGTCGACCGACTTCGTGCCATCAAGCGTGTTATGTATGAGAGTAAGACACGTGTGTGGTCTGCATTTTATGGAGCCTGGTCGATCACACCGTTTGTGCTACCCACTGTGGACTTCTTGAAGCCGACTTGTTTTGATCCTTTGACGACGATCAAAATCGTTCTACAACAACCACAACTCGTTCAAAGAGGAGCGACAGCTTTGGGCTTTGTGTTCCCCTGTGCGTATCAACAAGTACCTTCAACTGGGACCACTCCCTTATATCATTCCCTTGGGGCTCGACAAATGAGACAACAAAACCCAATTGATCACCCCACTGCTACACGATTCAAAGCCTTTTACAAGAAATTCTTGGTTAGTGAATTCCAGGGGCAGAGGGTTGAAAAATGGGATTTCTACAAATGGGTGCGTAGATACCCTGGTACTTCTCAGGCTGAGTTCCATTATCTCTATGCTCGCTACAAGGAGGAAGGTTTGAGCAATGTGCGATGGGAGAGGAACACATTCATGAAAGGGGAAGAACTGACAAAGGAACATTCTGACCCTGATTTTTATCTTTCCTCGGCTGGGAGAATCATCACCAGCAGGAAAGACCGCCTCCCGTGTGTGGTTGAGGGACCGTGGGTGTGCGCGATGTACTATTTCTTGAAACGCATCTGGCACATAGACCACTATATCTTTTTGGCCTCTGGGAGCAACGCAGAGAAGATGGGACTATTTTTCCAGAAGTTGCACGCGTGGGCACAGCCGTGCGATAGCGACTTTGGAACGTTCGATGCGACGCTCCAAAATTTGATTTTGGACGTTGAAGCGTTTGCTTTTGAACTTCTCGGCGCCTTCGACGATCCGGATTTTAAGAAGGTGTATTATGCCAGCAGAACGACACGCACGAGATGTAGAGTCAATGGGAAAGTCTCTATCGAAGCCACATATGAAGGCCGCAGATTGAGTGGGGATGGATGGACCACTCTGGGCAATTCATTAATTAATGCATGTGTGTTTGCCTTTGCGATGGAGGAAGCTGGTTTAGACTACAAGACATGTTGTTTGGGTGTTGGCGGTGATGATTCCGCCTTTGCAACACCCATGCCAGCTGAAATATTTGTGCCACACGCCACAAAAATCATGACGAACCTTGGACTTGTACTTGAAGCAAACATTTGTC